TCCTGCAGCTGCCGGATTCCTTCCTTTTCTGCCGGTGCGATATGGGCTTTTCCCTCCACTCTGCCGCCATTCCTCTTGGCATGACCATACTCCAGAAGATGCGCCAGCTGATACCGGTTCTTAGAATGAACTACCATCGTCAAGGTCTGTGATGTCTCTCTAACCTTTTTTGCAGACCAGCTCTTTGCATATTTTCCGGTATCCACCGGTGCATTTGCCTTAATCTCCTTACGGACAGTGCTGCTGGCATGCTTTACCGCTTCTTTCATCTCTTCCGCTGCAAGCTCCGCATAATCTTCCAGACCTTTCATGATCACATTCGCCAAATCATTAATTTTTATCGTAGATGCCATCCTTATCGCCTCGCTTTCTGGCACTTCAGCTTGATGGACTTTTTCCTGTAATTCATATGATCTACAGAAATGATGTTATAAAGATATCCCCGAAACACAATGCGGTATCCATCAGAAGTCACCGCAGCCACAGCCTCACAATACCTAACTAAAAAGGAAATATCACTGTCAGACACGATAAGTCCGGCTTCCCCTTTCTCTGTTCCATTCTCTCCACTGATTGTTGCGAAGCAGGAATAATAATCTTCCCAAATATTCCTGCGGTTTCCAATCGCATCCATAGCCACTCTGTTCTTCTGGATCATTATCTTTTCATTCAGCAACGATATCTTCATCAAAATCCCTCCTGCCTGCATCCAAAGAGCAAAGAACGAAGTGATAATGTCAGCGCATGATGATCTGCTTCTTCTCTGTGTTCATAAAGATAGGCAACTGCATACATCACTGCAATCCTCGCACACGGCTCCTCCTCAAAAGCATCTTCATCCGTAATCCTCGCCACATCCATGCATAAAGTCTGGGCAGATTCCATAATATTACGGAGCAGAACATCATCATCATCAAAGTCCACACGAAGATATTGTTTCATTTCATCTAACATTACTACCACGTTTCCACCTCCTCAAAAATTGCATAATAAAAGCCCGGATTTCTCCGAGCTTTCACATTCTCTATTCAATTGCATTTCAATAACTTGGAATTTGACGCTCCACCAAACTGAAATTAGTACCTGTCCCTAACCCTTAACAATTTTAGGCTTATACATATTCATCCCTATTTTACTTATTGCTTTTTTATAATCTTCTTCATTAAAATTATCTGCTGTTGATAAAATAGTATATTCACCAGTTACATCAACCAGATGATATCCTGTATCCCTAAATCCGTTTCGCTCGTAAAATTTCATTCGTTTTAAACGTTGCTCATAATTAGCAGCGTTTTCATCAAGTGGTTCTATATTAAGTGTAATCTCTTTATTATTACTCATTTTATTTAGATGCTTTAACATCAATGATCCATAGCCCTTGGAGCGAATCTTATCATTAACTGCCAGATACAAGACATACATCATCTTATCTGTACTTGAAGTATAGGAAATACCGCAAAACAAGTCATTATCATAATAGGCAAGATAATCTATTCCTTTCCTACAAGCCATAAGTCGCAATATCCAAAATGGATATAGTTCTTCTTTTGGAAATGCTCTTTTTTGCAATTCTTTCTGCTTGAGATAATCTTTCGCAAAAATACTAACCTTCTTTGTTTGCATACTGTTTATACCTCTCATATAGTCTTAGCAGATATACCACACAAATTACTGTTGTTCCAAACTCCGCAAAGAAGATTGCCCACCATACACCATTTCCACCAGCCAATAATGGAAACAAGTATAGAAACGCTCCGTTTAAGATGAGCCCTCTTAACAAAGAAACAAGGCTTGCCATTTTCGCTTGCGTAATGGATTGAAGATAATAGGTTGTAAAAGTGTTCACTGCAAGCGGAATAAACGAAAGTGCATACACTCTTAAAATATATGGTGTAACTTCGGCAACCTCTGGTGTCATTTTCATAAAAATGCTTGTTACCTCTATTGGAAATGCTACACATACTGCAGTAAAAAGGATACCAAATAAAACAGCAGTTTTTATTCCTAATCCTTCTGCTTTCCAGTAACGATTTACATTTCCTGCACCATAGTTCTCCGACACAATAGGCTGTGCCGCCTGTCCGATACCAGAAAATATACTTAAGAACAAGGCGGATACCGTACCAAGTACACCATACACCGCAAGTGATGGTGCTCCACAATATTTCATAATCTGATTGTTCGCAATAAAAGATACTGCTATAACAGACAAAGCACCAATACCAGAGCCAAATCCCACCATAACTATTTTCTTAAATGCAGGCAACCAATGGTGTGGCTTTACCAACTTAAGCGATGTCTTTTTTAATAAAATATAACCCAGTAACAACATTGCTTGAATCATAGAACCCAACACAGTAGCAATAGCAGCTCCTGCCATTCCCATATTTAACGGAAACACCAATAACCAGTCACCTACAATATTTACTGCTCCACCAATCAAAGTGGAACACATCACGTATTTAGGTGAACCATCAGTTCTAATGAATGCTCCTAAAAATGCAGTAATAACAAAAGACGGTAGACATGCAAAAATCCATGCTCCATATTCTTTTGCATAGGGCATTAACACTTCATCCGCACCACACAACCTATAAAAATCATTTTGAATCAGATCTCCTATGCCCCATACAGCAAGGGTTATCACCATTATCAAACAGACGGCTGCCGTAAAATAAGCATTTCCCTTTTCTTCATTTCCTTCCCCTTTTGCCTGACTTCGCAGTACGCATCCGCCAATACCACACAACAATGCAATAAAATTAGCAATAGAAAAAATGGGAAGCACCACAGCACAGGCTGCAGTTCCATCTGCACCAACGCCTTGACCAATCGCTATTGTATCTACAAGGCTATATGCGGCAACTGCAATCGCACTACTGATAGCAGGAATCAAAAATTTAAAAAATAACTTCTTAACATCATCTTTTAATAGGTTCATTTACTTTTCAGCCTCCAATTCCTCTTCAAAGGCTTCTTTTAAACTTTCTCCAAAGTATTCAATTACTTCAATAAATTCATCCGAATATTTATCTAAAGTTTTCTTTAATGCTTTATCCTCTGCTTTGTATAAAAAGCTCATAAAGGACTTTGCATACTCCCTGCCTGCATCTGTAAGCATAATGTTCATTTCTCTGCGTTTTCCCTGAATCGGTGTCTGTGTCAGCAAGCCTTCTTTTTCCCAACGCTTTACAATCGTATTTACAGTAGTCTTTGGCACAAGCCACTCCTGTGATATTTCTCTTTGTGAATGAGGCTTTCCGTCATCCAACGCATACATAACTGATAATTCTGCATCAGAAATCTTTTTTCGTCCTTCATTCAAATAATACACTTCGTCAATGTTATATAAAGCAAGTATCAGTCTTCTTGCAACGTCACGCATGATTATCTCTCCTTTTTAAAGTTCAATCTCGTACTTTTGTAAGTATAGTCCGATATCGTATTTTTGTCAATAGAAAAACCCAAATGAAAACATTAAGGCTTTCATCTGGGTCTATCGGCTTTTATTCTTTTATCAATGCGTAAAATTCTTATTTATCTCGATGTTACAATACTACCACAGGCACAGGCATTTCTCAATCTGAATTCGGAAGCACCAGAAAATAATCTGATGCCTCCGTATAATCTTAGGCACCCCTTTTCAAAATCTGCACGGCTTCCGCAAGCACTAACTTGCCATCCACGCGCTCCTTGGCAACAAAACCAACCATACCATTTCCGGCAAAGAGTTCCTTAAGTTCTGCAAAAGAACGAACTCCACGGTCACCGATGTTATAATAACTGAAATCACCGAAGGCAATGACAGGCTTACCTGCAGCAATGGTCGGAACATATGCGGAAGTCATAACCTCATAGCCAAAGAGTCTATCCGACTCACCAGCCTGCAAAGAAGGCTGCCATAAGTACTGTCCGTTCTCATCTTTCAGCTTACGAAGAGATGCAATCGTCGCATCATTCATGATAAACTTTGCCTTCTTACGGTAAGGCCGCTTCAACGCATACACCAGATTGATGATCTCATCTGCAGTAATCTCTGTTGCACTTGCCGCTGTCACTCCAATCTCATCGCCGCCCTGCTCCTCAAAGATACCAAGCGGCTTACCAGAACCATCACCATTGAGAAATGCATCCTCTTCTGCATTATCAAGTGCCCTGGAGAACTGACGGATTAAGTAATTCTCTAATCCAAATGCATTATCATAAAGCAGTTCTTCTGTAACCTTTACCGCCACATGAAGCTTGTGCGCATCCAGATTAATCTGGTCGAACTTCGCATCACCAAAGGTTAATGCCTCTCCTTCATCAATCCATGCCGCTGCCGGTTTACTGCCTGCGATGTTAATCTTGCGTTCTCCACTGGTTGTAATGGTTGTACCAAGTCTACGAAAGATGTTTTCCTCTTCCAGACCTTCGATCAATCTGGAATCATATTCTTCCGGTACAAGATAACCGCCATCGGTATCAATTCCCTCAGAAAGCACATTTCTGATATTGCGGAAGTTATTGCGGATTGCATGCAGCATCGCATCCTTATACTCATCAGACGCACGGCCAGTCTTCTTTTCAGGCGTCTTGCCGCCATTCATCGGCTTACCGGTAATCGGAGTGTTCACGGGCTTATTCAGCTCCGCTTCCATGGCCTCCATTTCTTCCATCCTTGTAATCTCCGCAGAATAGTCATGCACCTTCTGCTCCATCTGCGCATAGGTTGCTGCATCCTCAGCGGATAACAGACCATCCTTGTCACGCTTCGTTTCCACAAAAGCCTTTGCAGCTTCCCATGCTTTATTTCTCTTTGCTCTTAATTCTAAAATAGTCATATCGATTACCTCCAGTTTTTCATTAAATTAAGCCGACTCATCAGCGAATCGGCTTTGACTTTGTTACTGTTCTCATTTTTCTGCTGGATCCTGCACTTCTCAGCCATCTTATCCATCAGAGAATTGACCACCGCAGTTTTGGAATACAGCATACTGACCTGCGGCATTTCCATATTCTCCATACCACTGTTACGCTTGATGATGTCGTCTGCAAAACCAAGTTCCACTGCTTTCCCCGCATCCATCCATGTCTCTGCATCCATCAAATGTGCCAGCTTTGTTCTGGACATTCCGGTTTTCAGCTCATAGGCGTTGATGATGGAATCCTTCACACTTTTCAGCATATCAATGGCTCTCTGCATCTCCCCAGAATCGCCAAAAGCAATGGTCATCGGATTATGGATCATCATCATGGATACCGGAGACATCAGAACCGTATCCCCCGCCATAGCAATGACCGATGCAGCGGATGCCGCAATCCCGTCAATCTTGACCGTGACCTTGCCCTCATACTCACGGAGCATATTGTAAATCTGGGCAGCTGCCACGCAGTCACCGCCGGGAGAATTAATCCATACCGTGATATCTCCGCTTCCCTCTATCAGCTCT